AGGAAAAAATCGCCTGGGCTATCGAATTCTTGAGAGCTTACGGCTACGAAGTCGCGAAGAAAGCGTAAAAAAAAGATTCGGACTGACCAGCAATTCACCTGATCTATAAAATGGCATCGTTTTGAAACTCAAACCGAGAGCAACGAATGAGCAAACCAGTCGATGCATTTGTCAACGGAATGTGTGCCGCAGCCGGTACATACGTGGCTAATGAGTATGTAATCCCCGCATCTGTATACGCTGCTGAGAAAACAGCCAAGAAGACGAAAGAGGTGGCCGAGCAAGAGGGGAACGCGATTTTCTCTTCTGCTTCATCGGCAGCAGTTGGAGTTGTCGTAGCTGGACCTCCTGGAGCGGTCGTAGGCGGCGCACTTGGATGGCTTTCCGGGAAAGAGCAGGATGAAAGAGCATCCAAAGTCTTACAAGAAACAGGAGAAGACGAGCGATGCATTCTTCAGTGAAATCACATGTGATAGACGGATCATCAATATTTTTAGGCGCTGCGGCAGCGACATGCTTAATAGTTCTTATGGAGGAAATAATTCTTAGGATCTATGAAGCAGTAAGATCTATTTTTTGCCCTACTTCATCACAACATTTTTCCAAACCACTAACGAACGTTAATGACGACCTCCCAGAATTCTTCGTGGTCCTAAGGCATGTAGACGGACCTGTTATGGTGTGGGGTTAAAATATACTAGGAGAAAATAATGGCCGAGTGGATCAGTGTTAAGGAGCGTCTTCCAGATGGTTGTGGAAGATATCAAGTATTTGTGCAAAACATAGATGAATCCAGCAGAAAAGCAGATAACCGAAGATACCCGTATCCGACAAGATCGATAAATATAGCATATTTTTCGGATATTCCAGGAATGAGTATGTGGTGTTATTCAGACTTTCAGTGTCAAATGTATATGCACAGGGTAACCCATTGGATGCCACTACCGGAGCCGCCTAAATGACACTAGAAAAACTAGCAAAAACCTTTGCAGAGCATGCAAAAACATTCGAAAAAGAGAACGAGAAAAGAATTCAAGACTTTAAAAAATATTTTCCAGAAGAACCACTTCCGGAATGGTTTAACAACTCATTCAATGTCGCTGAAGCTCTTTCTTTGATGTGCAGAGAAATTCTAAGGAGAAAAATTGATGATTGAATGGATTAACACTAAAGATGAGCCAGTCCCTAAAGACAAACATCTTTATCTCGGCTTATGGAAAGGAGCTTTTTGCCTCGTTTGCTGGGATGATGGGTATTGGATAGCTCTCGACCCCTCGCAGTTCGAAACAGGCAAGAATCCTTTAGATGATGAAGCTGCTTTAAATTTGCATTACTGGGCTAGATTGAATTATCCAAAAGAGTGGAGGTCAAGTCTCTAAGCAAAGATAGAATCATTTAGGTCTTAAAAACTGCATTGGCTTACTCTGAGGTCTCGGATTAGCCCATGGACTGTTTCTCGCTTGTTGCTGTTTCCAGTGCTCAAAAGCTCGTTGTTCTTGCGATAATTCTTTTAAGTCTCGTTTTTCTCCCCAGTGAGTAAAACAGGCGTAGCGTAACGAATCGAGCGCATGATCGAACGCCTTCACAGGCTGATCTTCCCCTTTGTCAGACTTCTTGCTATCCCATACATAAGATTGAAACTCTTGAATAAGATTACGGCAGCCTTTACAGACTTTTAAATCTCCGGTAGCCAATCGGAGGGATATTACCCTAATACCGTCAAGCACCTCATTTTTTGCATCTTTGATGACAAGTTGTGCGCTTCTCCGGCGTAACTCCAGACGAAACGACGCTGCGGATGGATCAATGTATACCGCTTTAACGGGATAATCAGAAACGAACTCGAAGAAATCATCGGCATATTCGGCATCGGTCTTTTGCCTGCCTTCCTTTTTTGAATCAAAGTAATATTCCTTCTGAACCCATATCTTGACGGGAGATTCATCATTAAAGCCGATAAGAGTAAATGCACAAGGATTCGTTGTTCCGTAATCTACTCCTACAATGTAGTATTTGGCATAAGATGGAGGCTCTGGAATCACATGGATAGACTCATCGAAGAAATCATAGACCGACCCTTCCGCAAGACACCACTCGCCATCAATAAAGCGGCGATACCAAAGACCTCGATACTCTTTCTTGAGGGCGTCGATATATTCGGTCGTGAGAGATGGGTTATCGGACATTTTGAAGTTAAAGATGCGGATATCGAGTTCATTGCTTCGGTCGAGGAAGTCTTTCTTGAGCCAGTGGAAGGGAGAGTCTGGATTGGTAGTGGCGATTAGATAGGAGCCTGGTCTTGAGAGACGGCTGAGGAGCATCTTAAAGAAGGATTCTGGAATGAGAGTTGCTTCGTCAACATAAGCTCCACTGAAAGTCGGCCCGCGTATTTTGGACTCACTTCGCTCGTCATTAGCTCCAATACAGTAAATAATGCGTCCTTCCATGTGGAGTTCTCGTTTACCTGGATAGTAATACGCTCGGAAGTTCGGGAAATTAAGCACTTCGTCGATAATGTTACGTTTGATTGTGTCATTCGTTCTTCCTACGATTACGAGATTGCCTGGTGGAGCGCGATGGCACATGTCGATGAGCGCCCAAAGTGAAATATAAGACTTGCCTGAACGGACAGCCCCGCACCAAATATTAAGACGAGCTTTTGCCTCCGCTAGAGACTTCGCTTGATTCGGGCTGAACTCGATCTGGTGCATTTAAATCCTTGATGTCTGCAATAGCTACTTTTATTGGCTCGGACTGGGTGGTTTCAGCGCGGAAAGCTTCAGGCTCGCGTTGGTCAAGGCGTTGTTTACCAAGCCAAATTAACATAGTATTATCTTTTTCTAAAGCTTTCTCGAATTGTTTGGCTCTTAATAAAGAATCGCCTTTAGACCTCTTTTCTTGCGAATAAGCCGAGAAACCCATCTTATATTGTTCTTCGACTTTAATATAAAATGTATCTGGGTGCATATCAAAGTTAGCAGCAATTTCTGTTCCTTTACAGCCCGCCATCAACAGATGGTCAACCACCTTCCAATCAATATTTTTTTCAGGTCGAGCCATCAAAATCCTTACATTCTAAGCCATTTTTCATGACCTTAGCATCTTTGCCTATTTTATTGCGGTAGCGAATCCAACGTTGAACAATAATATCACAGTAAGGGGGATCTATTTCGATTCCATAACAGACGCGATTGAGTTGTTCGGAAGTCAATAAAGTAGTGCCAGAGCCAAGAAATGGATCGTATACGGCTTCGCCTTCAGCTGTGTTATTCTTGATGGGCCGCAACATGCATTCGAGGGGCTTTTGAGTGCTGTGGACAGTTCGTTCATCGTCTTTGTTCTTGCCAAAAGCGTTAAGATTCGCTATTTCCCAGACTGTTGATTGATCTCTAGCTCCTTGCCAATTGTGGTTATGACCCTTTTTAACTGCATACCAGCATGGTTCATGCTGCCAGTGATAGTCGCCACGGGAAAGAGCAAAGTGCTGCTTAGCCCAGATAATTTGTGAAATGATCTCAAACTCGGCATCTTCAAGTGATTTTTGGACTTCTGACGCATGCTTTCCTGCATGCCATACATAAGCCACAGAACCCGGGAATAGATGCCAAGCTAGCGCCCAATTGACTTGGGAATCGTTTTGGACTTTCCCTTTAGATCTTTTGTGACCATCTTTAAGTGATTGTTCTCTCCATTTGGCATCATACTTCACTCCATATGGAGGATCAGTGACCATCAAAATCGGTTTCGCATCACCAAGACAAAGGCTAACAACATTAGGATCACTACTATCGCCACATATAAAAGAATGAGCATCAAGCCTATAGTGATCGCCCAGCTTAGTCTTCGGGTCTTTCGGGGGCTCTAAAAGCTCATTCTCTTCTTCAGCAGGCGCAATCTCTTCAGTCGGAATCATCATTTCTTCTGGAGTAAATCCCCAATCGATCAGATCTTGCGTTTCCCATTGATTAGCTAGAATATCGTAGTCCCATTCCCCTAGATTGCGGTTGAGACG